CCGTGATATTACTAAATGTGGTGTTTATGCATACGCAGACTCACCATATAGGGTCTGCCTATCACGCTATTTGCGTGAGTATTACCCGAAGATTTTTGAAAGCTACAGCATCAATGAAGATACTGTCGGTGATTATATGAATCCGAGGAACTGGCGATGTACCATGATTCACAGCCGATATTTAGGTCTGCCGTCATCATTGGCACAGGTAGGAGAAGTTCTTAAAATACAGGAAGAAAAAATGACCGAAGGTAAGGCTCTCATCAGATACTTCTGTATTCCCTACGATACAGTAGACGGTGTTCCGCAGTTTCACAGTCCTGCCGATGCGCCTGATAAATGGGAGATTTTCAAGGCATATAACAAGCGTGATGTAGAAGCAGAACTTGAGATTGACCAAAAGCTGTCCCGTTTTCCTGTGCCGGATTTCATCTGGGAACAATTTTATCTTGATCAAGAAATCAATGACCGAGGGATTGCAATTGATATGGAACTTGTCGATGCCGCAATCACACTCGATGCACAGGCAAAAGCAAAGCTGTCTGCGGATATGTGCAAGCTCACCGGAGTGGAGAATCCCAACTCTGTCTATCAGCTTCTGGATTGGCTGGAACAGCAAGGATACAAGTCGGATTCTCTTGGCAAAGCACAGGTGAAAGAACTTCTGAAAACTGCGAAAGAACCAGTTCGCACCGTGTTGGAATTGAGACAACAGCTTTCAAAATCATCGGTAAAAAAGTATACGGCTATGAAAACGGCTGTGTGTTCTGATAACAGAGTTCGTGGTATGTTCAGCTTTTACGGTGCATCAAGAACGGGGCGACAGAGCTCCAAGCTGATACAGATTCAGAATTTGCCCCAGAACCATATGCCGGATTTGACAGAAGCGAGAGCCCTTGTTAAGTATGGCAACTATGATGCTGTCGATATGCTCTATGATGATATACCGGACACGCTGTCACAGCTTATCCGTACAGCCTTTGTGCCGAGAAAAGGCATGAAATTTATCGTAGCGGATTTTAGCGCAATCGAAATGCGTTGTTCAGCCTGGCTTGCCGGAGAACAGTGGGTGCTGGATACTTTTGCAAGAGGAGGAGACATTTACTGTGAAACAGCATCGCAGATGTTTGGTGTCCCTGTTGTAAAGCATGGAATCAATGGACATCTCAGACAGCGTGGTAAACAAGCATCGTTGTCGTGTTCTTATGGTGGCTCTGTCGGTGCTTTAAAAGCGATGGGTGCATTAGAGTCTGGCATGAAAGAGGAGGAATTACAGCCTCTGGTAGATGCGTGGAGAGCCGCAAATCCCAATATTGTAGCTATGTGGTATGCCATAGATAATGCTGCAAAGCAGGCAATCAAAGAACGAACTACAACCGAAACACACGGATTAAAATTTATCTACCAGTCAGGCTTTCTGTTTATTCAGCTTCCGTCCGGTAGACGACTTGCCTATGTCAGACCTCGTATGGGAGAAAATAGATTCGGTAGCGAAAGCATTACATACCAGGGTGTAGGTACATCAAAGCACTGGGAACGTCTGGAGACATTTGGTGGCAAGCTCACGGAGAACTGTATTGCTGAAGGAACACTTGTTGTAACAGACAGAGGACTTATCCCAATTGAAAAAATAACAATGGATATGAAAATATGGGATGGCATTGAATGGGTTTCTCATGACGGTCTGATTGTTCAGGGCAGGAAAGAAACGATTCGTGTAAGTGGACTTCATATGACACCTGAACACAAGATACTTACTAAGAAAGGTTGGATAGAATGTGGCAAGGCTGATAGACTTGACTGGGCAGACGTTTCACTACCTGACAGTTATCCGGCGTGCGGAAAACAACAGACAAGGAAAACCTCAATGGCTTTGCAGATGTGTTTGCGGGAATTTGACAACAGTATCATCGAAGAGTTTGAAAGACAAGAAGTATCCCCAGAAATCCTGTGGGTGCATGAGAAATGCGTTGCTGAGTACTGCAATGAAAACACATGGAATGAGTCATCATCCGGCGTGGGGTGTATGGCACTCAATGAAGCAAAGGTGTATAGATTCAAATCATCACGCATATCACAATTATGGTGGAAGAGGCATTACTGTTTGCCGGCGTTGGCTGGACAGTTTCGAGAACTTCTGGGCAGATATGGGAACTACATGGCAAAAAGGGCTGGATTTAGACAGAATAGACAACAACAAAGGCTACAGCCCGCAAAACTGTCGATGGACAACAAGAAAGCAGAATGCAAGAAACAAACGAAACAGTCGTATGGTAGAGACTCCATTGGGAACTATGACGGTTGCCGAGCTTTCAGAAAAGACAGGGATTGGTGTAACAACTCTGCATTACCGCTTGGAGCACGGGTGGAAAGCAGAATCGTTGTTGACAGAACCAAATTTTCGGAATATGTCTACGACATCAGGAATTGTGGTCCGAGGCATAGATTCACAGTCTGGAACGGAAAAAGAGCCTGCATAGTAAGCAATTGTATTCAGGCAATTGCACGAGATTTGTTGTTCTATTCCATGCAGACTTTATCGCACTGCTTTATCGTTGCAACTGTACACGATGAAATGATTATTGAATGTCCACAGGAGATGTCTCTTGAAGCAGTCTGTGAGCAGATGAGCCGTACACCGTCATGGGCAGAGGGTCTACACCTCAGAGCAGACGGTTACGAATGTGAGTTTTATAAGAAAGATTAGGAGTAAAGATATGACTTTAATGGAATTACAGGATATTCTCGGTGAGAGAATCCGCATTGCAAATGACGAGACAAAAACAGTAGAAGAGCGTAAGAAGGAAGCAGAGCTTTCCCAGACAATTTCATCGCTCGCCAAGCAGATGATTAACAATGCCGATGTCGTTCTCAGAACAGAAAAACTGGTGGCTGAGGGTAAGCTTCAGAATTCCAGTATTGAAAGGCTGGTTATCAAGAATGGCTAATGTACCATACACGAAGGAACAGATAGCTTTTATCGAAGTGCACCATGCCGGTATAACTGCCGCCGAGCTTACAGAGCTGTTTAATGATGCCTTCCATGAGAGCAGAAGTAAAAACGGTATTCAGTACTTATTGCAGAAAAAAGGATGGAAATGCGTAAAACGCCCAAATACATGGGCGGACGGCTTTACTACGGAACAGAAAGAGTTTATGCGACATCACGGAGCAAATATGAGCCGTAGGGAACTTGCAGAATTATTTAATAGCCACTTTGGAACTTCTGTTTGTCTTAGTACAATAAAGGGCTGGTGCGGTCGTAATAAAATACCTTCTCCAAATGGCAACGGCAGATTTACTACTGAAACTTCACCAAGGTGGCAGAAAGGTCTGTCTGTGGAAGAATTCAAATCTCATTATACAGAGGAGTCGTATCAGAAAATGATGGGACCTATGTGTCAGTCGCATATCAAATACCATATCGGTGATGAAGTAATTCGTCAAGGAGTTCCGTATATCGTAATAAGCGAAAACTATGACTTGCGTTTTGAACACAGACTAGAGAAAAAGGCGGTTCATGTTTGGAAGAAGCACTATGGTGATGTTCCTCCGAAATATATGATAATAAATCTTGACAGTAATAAAATGAATTGCGACATCAGAAATCTCAGATGCATTCCGGTAAAATACCGAGCTTTTCTTCGTTGGAATAATTGGTGGGATGCTCCTGCGGAGGTAAAAGAAACGGCTTTGAAGTGGTGTGAGCTTTTTTACACTCTGAAAGAACCGTAAATCCCCATATTTTGGGGCTTGCTGATATTGTCTGGTGAAAATGACCAGTAAAATTAGGTGCCCTCCGTGGGAGGACAGAAAGGAATATAACATGAACTTATACAACAGCGAGGGCTATTTCTCCCCAACGGAGTTTGAAGCACTCTCAAGCATAGAAAGACAGGAACGTGCAGCACGCAAAGCTGCCGCCTACCGTCCTATCGTGTACATCTGCTCACCTTATTCCGGTGATGTAGAGCATAATACGGAGCAGGCACAGAAATACTGCCGCTTCGCATCGGACAGCCACTATCTGCCTATCGCACCGCATATCTATTTCACCCAGTTTATGGACGATAATATCCCCGAAGAACGTGATACAGCACTCTTCATGAATATCGTTCTCATGAGCCTGTGCCGTGAGCTGTGGGTGTTCGGCGATGTTATCTCCGAGGGTATGAAAGCAGAAATCGACCGTGCAAAACGCAAGCATATGAAAATCCGCTATTTTACAGAGGAACTGGAGGAAACCACAAAATGAAAATCACCTTGTTTACAGCAAAGACTACCGGCAACGCAAAGAACTGCCTTTATCCCACTCCAAGGGTGATAACCTGTGAGGAAGAAATGGTAGAAGCGGTTGCTTTTGACCATGTATGTGCTGCCTTTACCGGAAGCTACCGCAGTCTGCCGAATTTCAGAAACTCTGATGTGGATGTTATGGATAACGACAACGACCACAGCGACGACCCGTCTGACTGGATTTATCCGGAGGATTATGAAAGCCTGCTTGAAAACGTCAGCTACATAGTTGTTCCAAGTCGTCATAACATGAAACCAAAGGACGGAAAATCAGCAAGACCCCGTAACCATGTCTATTTCCCTCATGACCCGATTACAAGTGCCGGTGATTGTGCAGCATTGAAAAAAGCCATTCTGGAGCGTTTCCCGTTCTTCGACAAGGGCTGTGCCGATGCAGCACGCTTCATTTTCGGCAATATGACATCGGATATTATCTGGCATGAAGGAGAGCTGAATATCGACTGCCTTGTTCATGCGAAAACAACTCCGGCTATTCCGCAGGGACAGCGTAATAACACAATGTCCCGTTTTGCAGGACGAGTAGTAAAGCGTTATGGCGCAACGGAAAGAGCCCATGAGATTTTCCTCGATGAAGCTCAGAAATGCAATCCTCCGCTTGATGACGAGGAGCTTTCCGCTATCTGGCACAGTGCCTGTAAATTTGCCAAGAAGGTGCAGTCTCAGCAGGGATATGTTTCTCCGGAGGAGTATGAGTTTCAAACGGATTCTCTGAAGCCCGATGATTACTCAGACATCGGACAAGCCCGTGTCATTGCAAGAGAATACGGTGATGAGCTGATTCACACCTCAGCTACGGACATTCTCCGCTACAACGGTGTTTACTGGGAAGAGTCCAAGCAGAAAGCGGTCGGTGCAGTGATAGAGTTCCTTGACCTACAGCTTGCCGATGCAGATGACACGGTGCGTACAGCTTTGTCGACACTGGTAGCTATGGGAATTTCTGAAGCAGAGGCTATTGCAGGTGGTAAGAAGTTCATGAACAGCCTCGATGAAGAACAGCTGAAACAGTATGAGATTTATCTCACAGCCAAAACCTACAAGGCATTTGTCATGAAACGCAGGGACATGAAATACATCGTGTCCGCACTCCAGACGCTGAAACCTATGGTGGATATTCCGGTCAGTCAGCTTGATGCATCGCCGTTCCTGATAAATACACCCGGTGCAACCTACGATGTGCGCTATGGCATCAAGGGCGCAAGACCTCATGACCCCGATGACAAGATTACCAAGGTGACGACTTTTGACCCCAGCGACAAGGGCAAGGATATGTGGATTGAAGCGGTGAACAGCTTCTTTTGCAGCGATGCCGCCTTGATTGATTACGTTCAGCAGATGATGGGACTTAGCATTCTGGGTAAGGTTTTCATTGAGGCACTGATGATTGCTTATGGTGAAGGTGGAAACGGAAAATCCACTTTTGGCAATGCAATACTTAAGGTTTTAGGAAGTTTCGGTGGTGTCATTTCCGCAGATGCTCTGACAGTAGGCTGCAAGAGAAACGTAAAGCCGGAACTGGCTGAAACAAAGGGAAAAAGACTGCTGATTGCCGCTGAGCTTGAAGAAGGAATGCGACTGAATACCTCCATGGTAAAACAGCTCTGTTCTACCGATGAAATCGAGGCTGAGAAGAAGTACAAAGACCCGTTTCATTTTACTCCGACACATACGCTTCTGCTGTATACAAACCACCTGCCAAAGGTAGGCGCAATGGATGACGGTATCTGGCGCAGACTGATTGTTATTCCCTTCAATGCGAAAATCAAGCCGAAGAAGGATGTCAAGAACTATGCAGATTATCTCGTAGAGAATGCCGGTGAATATATCATGAAATGGCTGATCGAGGGTGCTGAGAAAATCATAAAGCACGACTTCCATATTGAGACACCGGGGTGTGTACTGGACGCTGTCAGCAAATACCGTCGTGACAATGACTGGCTCTCTCACTATCTTGATGAATGCTGTGACGTCGATGAGAAATTGCAGGAAAAGTCCGGTGCGGTGTATTCCGACTATCGTGCGTTTTGCCTGAGAACAGGAGAATTCACAAGAAGTACAACTGAGTTCTATAATGCTCTGGAGCAGCGTGGATTCAAGCGTGTAAAGCGAAGAGATGCAACGTGGATTTTAGGCTTAAAACTGAGAGATGAAAGCATAGCAGAATAAAAAGTGTGGAGGTCGTGGTACTCTTACCTATAACCCCCTTTAGGGCAGAAAAAAATAAAAAAATATTTATATATAGAGATTTAGGCAATGACTATCACGACCTCCACAAAACTATAAAAAACACCGAAAAATGGAGGAAAACACTATGTGGATTAAAAACTTCAAAGGAACATGGCTTGTAAACGCAAATCACTACGATGTATTTATGGCAGACGGCAGTAAGCTTGTTCTCTACAGACATCTTCCGTCTGAGAGCGGCAGTAATTTCTGCTTGTATAAAATGGCAGTCGGCATCTATGCTCCGGAGCATATGCACCGAATTATTGATGAGATAGGTCAGCATATCAGTGGTGGAGCGACGGTGTATCAGCTGCCTGCTAATGATGAGGTTTCGGAATGAGGGAAAAAGAAGTTGAACAGAAGCTGGTAAATGCTGTGAAAGCTGTCGGCGGAATCTGCTGGAAATTTGTAAGCCCCGGAGTATCAGGTGTTCCCGACAGACTGGTATTGATGACAAAAGGGCGGTTTGCCTTTGTGGAACTGAAAGCACCTGGGAAAGAAATGCAACCCCTGCAGGTAAAGCGGAAAAGACAGCTGGAATCGCTAGGCTTTCGGGTTTACTGCGTTGACAGGATTGAGCAGATTGGAGGTGTGCTTGATGAAATACAATCCACATGATTATCAGAAATATGCAATCGAGTTCATCGAGCAGCATAAAATTTCCGCACTCCTCCTCGATATGGGCTTGGGGAAAACAGTCACTACGCTCACTGCAATTCAGAACTTGATGTTTGACAGCTTCGAAATCCGCAAGCCGTTAATCATCGCCCCCCTGAGAGTGGCGAGAGATACATGGCCTACAGAGATTGAAAAGTGGGAGCATCTGAAAGGGATGACCTTTGCAGTTGCTGTTGGCACAGAATCCGAGAGAATATCCGCACTGAAATCAAAAGCTGACATCCACATCATCAACCGTGAGAATATCCAGTGGCTGATTGAGGAAAGCGGAGTGCCCTTTGATTTTGATATGCTTGTCATTGATGAGCTTTCGAGTTTCAAAAATCACCAGACCAAACGATTCAAGGCTCTCATGAAGATGCGACCAAAAGTAAAACGCATTATCGGGCTGACAGGCACACCGAGTAGTAACGGACTCATGGATTTATGGGCAGAGTTCCGTCTCCTCGATATGGGAGAGCGCCTCGGCAGATTTATCGGGCAGTACCGGAATACATACTTTCAGCCGGATAAGCGAAACGGCATGATTGTGTATTCGTATAAGCTACTCCCTGATGCGGAGGAGCAGATTTACGAGAAGATTTCCGACATAACCATTTCCATGAAATCCACCGACCACCTGCAAATGCCGGAGCTGATTATCTCAGAATATCCGGTAAAGCTGTCCGACAAAGAAAAAAATCACTACGATAAGCTTAAACGTGACCTTGTTCTCGAATTGGACAACGGTGAGATTACAGCATCGAATGCTGCAAGTCTCAGCAACAAGCTGTCGCAAATGGCAAATGGTGCGATTTACGATGACGACAAGAAAGTCCTCTCAATCCACGACAGAAAACTGGATGCACTAGAGGACTTAATCGAAGCTGCCAACGGAAAGCCGGTTCTTGTGGCATACTGGTTCAAGCACGACCTTGAGAGAATATCGGAACGGCTGAAAAAACTGCATATCCCCTTCTCCACCATGGATAAGCCCGACAGTATAAAGAGTTGGAACAGCGGAAAGCTCCCCGTTGCGCTGATACACCCGGCTTCTGCGGGACACGGTCTGAACTTACAGGCAGGCGGTTCAACACTGATATGGTTCGGACTGACGTGGTCGCTTGAACTGTATCAACAGACCAACGCCCGTCTCTGGAGACAGGGTCAGAAATCAGAAACCGTGGTTATTCACCACATCATCGCATCCGGAACAATCGACCGTCAAATTATGACGGCTCTGCAACAGAAAGAACAGACCCAGACCGCATTGATTGATGCGGTGAGGGCTGAATTTGAAAAAATATTACAATCAATGACAAACCAAGACAATCTATGACAATCCGAGTGGAAAAATATAATTCGGAGGTAGATTATGAATATTATCTGGCAGTATCTTGATAAGAGAGGTGCAGCAATCAACGCCCTCAAAGACTACAAAAGCATGGAGTACATCATCAAACACACAGACGAGGAGATCGCGAATATCCATGACGACCTGACTACAATCGGCAGTCCTGCGTTTTCGGATATGCCGAGCGGTACACATAACCCGCAGTCTGGCGAAATCCGCATGGCAGTTGCTATTGATGAGATTGATGTTCTACGTGAGCGTTACCGTCAGGCAAAGGAATACATGGAGTGGTTTCAGCCTGCATGGAAAACACTCAACAGTGAGGAACGCTTTGTTCTGGAACAGTTCTATTGGGAGGAAGAAACAAAACAGATTGACGCAGTATACAACATCTGCGACCAGTTACACGTTGAACGTTCTACTGCGTACAACAAGAAGAATCGTGCTGTACAGCACCTTGCCCTTCTCCTCTACGGAAAATGATGAGGTAATATGGTGGACGAAATTTTGTTTGCCATGTGCTATAATAATATCATAGAAAACTGAATAGAAAACCGTTGCAGAGAAATCTGTAGCGGCTTTTCTTATGTGGAGGTAAACATGCCAACCAAACCGAAACACCCATGCAATCACCCCGGTTGTCCTAACCTCACCGACTGCAAGTACTGTGAAGAGCATCAGCCTCTTCACCCCGACAGACCTTCATCGGATAAGCGAGGTTACAACTACCGCTGGAGAAAAGTCCGTGACGCATACCTCCGCAAGCATCCGCTTTGTGTGACGTGTATGCAGGAAGGTAGATACGTTCAGGCGACTGTTGTCGACCATATCAAACCGCATCGTGGTGATGAGAAACTCATGTGGGACGAGAATAACTACCAGGCATTATGCAAACCGTGTCACGATAAGAAAACATGGACGGAGGATAAAACGCCCGAATATAGGTACTAATCCCCCGGGGGTATAAAAATCCCTACAGTTGGTTAAAAAATTGACCGGCTGGCAAAGCCGTGTGTAGCTTTCATTTTTCAAAGCTGGTATTGACCCCTTAAAATCGCATACTTTTGTAAGAACGCCTGTAAGTGCTGATTTCCTTGTGATTTCAGTAACTTTATGGCATTTTTATTATCTCAATTTTCAGGAGATTTTTAAACATGAATTGTTTGAAAACTCTGCTATTTTTTCAATCGGGAGGTGTTTTTCAAATGGCTAAGGATGGTACAAGACGTGGTGGTGCAAGAGCTGGGGCTGGGCGTAAGCCAAAAGCTCTGGCAGAGAAAATTGCAGAAGGCAAAGCAGCAACAGCAATGCTTGAACCGGCAGAACTTACCGGTGCAGATATTCCTCCCGTAAAGGAATTTATGAAGTCACCGCAGAAAAACGGTAAGCCACTGATTGCTGAAGAAGTGTACAATGAAACCTATGTGTGGCTAAAGGAGCGTGGCTGTGATAAGATTGTCAGTCAACAACTGGTAAATCAATATGCTATGTCAGTCAGCCGATGGGTACAGTGCGAGGAAATAATATCGGGAACAGGTATGCTTGCCCGCCATCCAACGACCGGAAACGCAATTGCCTCACCTTACGTTGCAATGTCTCAGGCATACATGAAGCAGGTAAACAGTACTTGGTATGCAATTTTTCAAATTGTTAAGGAGAACTGCTCCTCTGAATTTCAGGGTTCTCCGCAAGATGACCTTATGGAGCGTTTGCTAAATTCAAGAAACAGGTGATAATTATGCCCCAAAAACAAAAAAAGTCTATTCTTTGTGGTGATAAAATCGGATATCTGACAGTGTTGTCAGAAGTCGGGCGTGGAAAGTCCGGCCATTTACAATATATGGTGCGATGTGACTGTGGTAAAGAGTATATTGTTGAACGTGGATTCTTAATGAAAGACAATCCTAAATGCTGTGACTGTGCCAAAAAAATAAGACCAAAAAAACCACGTCTTCATGCGGGTGAAATCATCAATAATTGGCAGGTATTACAATTGGCAGGTAAAAATAAGCAAGAGGTTTTTCTTTATGAATGTCAGTGTTTGCTTTGTAAAAATATCTCATACAAAACAATGTCTGAAATTAATTCCCGAAAAGGACAACCTTGTCAGAAGTGTACTCCTGACTATAAATTTTCTGTCCATGACGGCATAGCTACAGGCATCTTGCCCAACGGAAGCGAATTTTTCATTGATGCTGAGGATATAGAACTTGTTTCAAAATATTGGTGGCATTGGGGTAAGGATTACATTCTTTCCACCTCAAAGCACAGAAATACAATCCGACTGCACAATCTCGTAATGGGATTTAATCCAAGTGAAAATAAGGGAATACAAATTGACCATATAAACCGAAAGCCTTATGACTGTCGAAAATGTAATTTGCATCTTGTTACATATCAACAAAATTCTATGAATAAAAGTCGATTGAAAAATAGCACTACAGGATATGTTGGTGTAACTTTTGTTAAAAACGCCAATGCATATAAAGCAAGAATTGGATTAAACGACAAGAGAATTAATCTTGGACAAAACAAGAGTGCAGTAATCTGTGCACAGATGTATAATCATGCGGCATCACTAATTTTTCGTGAATATGCCGGTGAGTTGAATGATGTGCCGGAGGCACCTGAATGGGTTAAGCAAAAGGTAGAAGCAAAATGCAAGCCCTATTTATTAGAAGCAGAAATTGCAGTAATGCCGTGCCAACAACTTTTAGAGATACCAAAAATAGCATAAATACGAAAGCCGCTGTCAGCGGTTATTTTTATATTTGGAGGATACATGAAAGCAGATACACAATTTTGGCGAGATTTGAAGCATAACCGCCAGCATCTTACGAAACAGCAGTACAACACGATTAAGGGACAGGCTGTGAAAGGCAATGTCAACGATGCACGAAAGGGACTGCACAAGATTATACGCAGGAGGGGCAACTGAAATGGAAAACAAGGAAACGCAGTATTATCTTGCGGATATAAGCGAGCTTATTCCCTATGCACGAAATGCAAGAACACACTCAGAGTCACAGATAGCACAGATAGCGGCATCAATCAAGGAGTTCGGATTTCTTTCACCGATTATCATCGCAGAAGATAATACAATCCTCTGTGGGCATGGCAGATTTTATGGCGCTCAGAAACTCGGTTTAAAGAAAGTTCCTTGTATCAAGGAA